GTAGCAAGTCAGCAAGCTCAAACCTTTATGGTCGGTGAGCAAGCATATGCATGTGGTCAGTTCGCAACTGCTGGTGATGCTCAAAACTCGAAAGTCGTAGCAAGAATAGTCACTTCAACTGCTGCAGCAACTGAACTTGGGCTTTATGCAAGTACCGACAAAATCAAACTAATCAACGACAGTACTTACTTATTCGATTGTGACATTGTAGCAAGAAATACTGCAACTGACACTGAAAGCAAAGTATGGAACTTGAAGTTCGGTATGAGACGAGGTGCTGCAGCTGCAAATACCGCATTGATTGGAACTGCTACTAAAACAGTCTATGGCGAAGACACTGGTACTTCTGCTTGGGACATATCAGTCACTGCCGACACAACTAATGGCCGCCCTAACATATCAGTCACTGGCGAAGCAGCCAAGACTATTCGTTGGGTTGCTTCAATTCGCATAACAAAAGTCACAGGATAATCATGGCAATCAAATCTAACTTTACAGCAACATCAATCGGCTTTACTGCTCCTGAAGCATACATCAAAATCGACACCTTCTACGGCAATATCAATCAAGTGACATTCAATGTACTCGTGTATGCAAACGAGACTGCTCGAATGGAAGGCAAATCACATATTGATGGCTTCAACTTTACCGTACCTTACACTGATGGCATGACTTACAATGCCGTCTATTCTTACCTAAAAACCTTACCAGGTATGGAAAATGCGGTGGATTGCTAATGAGCTTATCAATCAATCATACAACTAATCGTATCACTCAAGACGGTTTGGGCTACTGGAAAGATAACCTTGGGCCAATCATATTGCCAGCATCTGGTGGGACAATACCGACTTGGACACAAATGCAAAATAACTTCTGGGGTTATGCATTTCAACTTGGTGACAGGTGTTGGTTCAGCTTTCACATTGGTCATGACTACTTGCCAGGATCAGACATTTACTTTCACACTCATTGGACGACTAATGGTACTTCTACTAACTCGGTCAAGTGGGAAGTCAATTATACGATTGCAAAAGGTCATAATCAATCAGCATTCAGTGGTACTGGTACAACTATCACTATTGAACAAGCTGCAAGTGGTACCGCATGGAGACACATGATCAGTGAGTCTGCTGCAATCACTTCTGCTGAAATCGAGCCAGACAGCTTGATGTTGGTGCATCTTACCCGCATCACTAATGGAGCTACTGAAAATGGTGACACCGTGTTCTTACACCAAGCTGACTTACACTATCAGGCAAGCTATCTTGGCACTAAAAATCGCAACCCTAACTTCTACTCATGATCCGTCGCCCAAGCAATGATCAACATGTCATACCTTCTTATCATGATGATGAGCAACATGTCTATACAGGCCCTGAAAGAAGAAATCAGGACATAGTCATCAATATGCCTGATCCTAAAACTGACAAGCCACCATTGCCATTCTGGGTACAACTTGCTGCATTCGTCTTTACCTTGTTATGCTCATCAATTGGTACTTATCTATCACTACATGATGAGCAACTTCGTCTATCATTCAAACTTGAACAAATCGAAAAAGAGTTCAAAGCTGCAAACGAAGTACATAACAAAACACACGACAGGATCTTCGAACAAATCGACAGAGTATCAGTTCAACTACAATCAACTGAAGACACCATGACATCAATCATGCAACAAAGGAGCAAAAAATAATGCTTGGTACTAACCCATTAGGTACTCAACCTATTGCTTCAACTGACAAAACTTTATTGCAACTTATTCTTATTGCAACAATATCTTTATTCAGTACTACGACTAAATCAGTTTCTAAAACATTTACTAATAGCTTATCTTTATTCAGTACTTTATCAAGATCATTCAATAAAACATTGTCGAGTTCAATATCTTTATTCAGTACTATAACTAAATCAGTATCTAAAACATTTACTAATACTATTTGGTTGTCATCAAGCTTATTTCTTGGTAGGGTACTTGAACTAATAACTACTTTATCTTTATCGAGTAGTATGTCTAAATCAGTTCGTAAATCATTTACTAATACTTTATCTTTATTCAGTACAATAACTAAATCAGTATCTAAATCATTTACTAATAGCTTATCACTTACTAATCAAGTAATCAAATCAATAGCTAAATCATTTACTAATACTATTTGGTTGTCAAGTCAATTCGCTCGAATAACTGCATTATGGGCAAAATATAATAACTTGTGGATAACTTCTAATAACTTTACCCAAGCTATGTCATTTATTGTAAATGCAAAGATAACCTTGATTGATAAAATATCAAATAAAATAACTTATAGGTGGTTCAAATGAAAAAGGACACATTAGGCATATTGGACGATGGCAAAATCGACAAAGCTGATGTCACTCATATCTTGCAATCAAAAACCGTATGGGTCAATATTCTTGCCTTCGCTGGCTTCTTCTTACAGAGCAAGTATGGCTTCGTCATCGATGAGGCTCTACAAGCTCAACTTCTGACAATGATCAACATTGCTCTTCGCTTTATCACTTCTACTCCGATCGTCTGGAAATAATCAAAACTTAAGAATATCATTTACGAAGTAATCACTCCACTTATGGTACTTCGAAGGAATGTTTCTAAATCGATAATCGTCTTCTAAATAGGAATAGACTAACTCATTTAGTTTCTTACCTGAAACCCAATCTTCTTCGTATACTAAATCAAATAGTTCATTCATTAGTTTTTGGTATTCATCGTCATTCTTATCAAGATAATCGATCCTTTCCCATAGATCTTCAGGCTTTTCTAATCGAAGTATTTCTGGGAAATTGACTAATCTTTGTGAATCATATCCCGGGTACAAGAATGGTACTATTCCACTTTCAATCAATTCACTATACTTACCGGTATTCCATCCTTGTGCAATAGGGATGCATAGTGAATATTTCCACTCCTTTATTCTTTCACGAAGAGTTAGTGAATCAACAGAACCCTTCATTCTACTATCACTGGCCAATATTTCTTTATCCCATTTGCCATATACTTCGAAATCTAAATCAGTGACATCTAATAACCAATCTTTTAGTATAGGCCACCTCTTATTCACATGTTTACCATGGCCACCTTTTTCTGCACCTTGATTGCAAATAATGCCAAATCCATGTTTCTTTTGAAGTACTGGCCTTTTAGTATCTACAACCCTCATTCTTTCAGTTGGGAAATATGTTGCTATTGATCTAAAAGAAACTTTAGTTCTATCATCATAAGAAACATGTCGAGTATGCTCAATATCCCAAGTAGATTGAGCATACTGAGCTATTGGTCTAACAAACAAATCATTCGCAGCCATTTCACAATGTCTTGGATCATTTGAAAAAGCAATATACTTTATTGAATGATGATTGAGGTATTTCAAAAAAGGACCAACATATTTTGCAATATGACAGAATGTCACTCGTTGTCGTTTAGTAGGATCATTCTTATCAATTGTCATATTGTCAATATTGACACCTTCAATTGAAACTCCTGTATAGACAATCATAAAATCCATTTTTGGAACTCGATTGATAAAAGTATCTGTATGTCGTTCATTTTTGAATAAATGTACATTTTGATTAGGAAACATCTTCTTATTTTTTGTATTGCCGACTGCACCAAGAAAATAAAACTCATCATCAGGATTGTTTCTTGCCAAATTGATAAAAAGTATTTGCGGTTCAATATCAACTTGTTTTTGAAGTTCAAAGAAACTTCTTGTCGTACCCAATTGACATATTCCTATCTTATACATGTATAGCTTCCCCTAAAACGGTCGGTTTAGTAATAGTTTGAGAAATCCTTTCGCGAAGTTCAGAAGTGCTAAAAGAATGCCTTCGTTTATTGAAATGTATTTCTATTTCTAAATCACTTCCGGTAAAAACTTTACCTTTATACTCTTCACCGACTATTCTAATATCAGGATGTAATATCAATAAAAGATTATAAATGTCACGTTCACTTTCAACTGGTACTATTTCATCAATATACTTTACCGCTTGTAATTGAATGTATCTTTCTAAAACTGATTGAACTGGCTTATTCTTTGTTTCAGGTCTGTCATTAGTCGGATCAACTAATAACCCAACCACCAGATAATCACATACTTCTTTTGCTTCTTTCAACATTGAAATATGCCCTGCATGCAAGCAATCAAAAGTGCTTACAGTAAAACCTACTTTACTCATTTGAAACCCTCCATTCTATTCAATAACTTCATGATTGCGAAATAATCATCGAAAGCATTCATTTCCTCTTTTGTACATACTTCTAATAAATCTTCGTATTCTTCCTCTTCAGCTAATACCGCTTCTGGGAAGTCATTCAAAACATCGTCAAGCAATGTTTCTAAAATATTTCTAAGTTCTTGATTATGCTTTATCATAATAACTCCTTGTGAATAAAATAGTATTTAGGCATTGTAAAAATGCGAACTTGGAGCTTTGAAGAAATGCGAACTGGATAACACTTTTTGTGAAAAAAGTTGTTTACATGTTGTTCGACTTGTAATATAATATACTTGCATTTCGGTAATACGGGATGCGAAATAAAAGTCGTAAAAATAAAAAGTGTAATAAAAACAACAAGTTAGACTTATGGCAAAGTGGTCTAAGTAGCTGAAAAATATACACTTTTTTGAAAGTCACTAAAAAGGTCTATAATAACCAATCGTTTTAGTGACAAAAACGACGAAAATCATAAAAACCGAAGAAATGCGAACTGGATAACAGTTTTTGTGAAAAAAGTTGTTTACAAGTCGATCGACTTGTAATATAATATACTCGTAATCTGGTAAAACAGAGTACACTCGCTCATTAACAACCTGGAGAAAAATATGATAACTAAGACAGTACACGACTTATGTGCAATTGCGACAACCTATGACATATTCCGTCTGACTGAATGCTCTGACTATGTTTACGAAGATTGGTCTGGGGTCGAAATACCCTCGTACATAGAACAATATTTGATTGAACATGGTGAATCAAAAACAGTCGATGAAATCGAAAGACTATTCAAAATAGGTTTTGAAATAGACAAAGAAGATAGTGATCATAGAGAACAATTCTGGATAGAAGGTTTATCCAGAATACAAAATGTCTGCAATGAATATCGTAATCTAAATCAATAGAATCAACCGCACAAGGATGTGCATTTACCCATTCAAATCAATCGGAGAAATAAAATGAGTATCGACATCAATAAATGTCATTATGACGAAAATAGATTAGCTGATCTAATCGTTCAAAATCAAGCAAAGTTTGGGCATAATATCAACCGAGAACAAGGTAAAGAATATGTCAAACAAATATTGGGTATGGCTCAAAAGAAACTCAAAAAGAATCACCCATTCGCAAGAGTTTCAAAAAAGATCGAAGGTTTCACCTTTATCAAAGAGAAATATCTTGAAGAATATCAAAAAATTGTCGCTGAAATATTGTTCAGTTTGTCAGCCTAAAAACTGATAACCGGATAACAAAAATGCACATGGATGTGCACTACTGTGAAAAAAGTTGTTTACATGTTGTTCGACTTGTAATATAATATACCCGTAATCTGGTAAAACAGAGTACAATCCGCTCATTCACAACTTGGAGAAATAAAATGACAAAAATAACCAATGCCCTGGCCATTTCTTTATCAACAGACTGGCCAACCCTAAGGTATGTCGCAGATCAAGCTTTTAGGCCATCAATACCCTATTTCTGTAAAAACCGCAATTTCGATGACTTCGACTTCCCTGATCTTCAAGATCTTACTCATTCAATACATTGCTACATTGTAGACACATTGCTTGAAGAAAAAGATAGTCAAAGCCCTGAATGGCAAACTCAATATCATTCGGCTGAATATCTTGCAAAAGGGTATCTTATCCATAGGGCATCGCAAAAAAACTGATAACCGGATAACAAAAAAAGTGCACATGGATGTGCTTTACCATGAAAAAAGTTGTTTACATCTTGTTCAACTTATAATATAATATACCCGTAATCTGGTAAAACAGAGTACAAAAAATCAACCAACCATCTGGAGAACAAAATGAGTACAACACAAGTGATAACACCTGAAATCATCAACATGCTAACCAACTTAGTAAAAGAAACACATAAAGTCAAACATACAATACTTGAAATTGAAAAAGAGATGAACACTAATGATAACCAGTACTATGAAATAGTGAGCATACATAATATGCTCACTGATAACATTGAGTACATGGAGCGAGTAATAGACATCCTCCCAACCGAGTAAAATATCCCACGGCACAAGGATGTGCCTTTATCAAAAATGCGAACTTGATAACAGTTTTTGCGAAAATAATTGTTTACATCTTGTTCAACTTGTAATATAATATACTCAACAAATCAACCAACCAGAGAAATAAAAATGATCACAATCACAATCACTGAAGAAGACATGACAGACAATCAAGAATATGCTACAGCTAATGGCAAAATCGAATGGGAACTTATCAATAATCCTAAAATACTAAAAGGCTTGAATATGACAACCGTGTTCAATATCTTCTTAGTACTGGATGGTACTCGTACTCATATTGCAAGACTATCAAAAAAGACTTGCGATGGGTATGGCGATAACTATTTCTTCAGTACTCACCCTCGTCGTAAAAAAACAAATGGAGGATGGACAACCTTCGAAGAAGCTATACAATACTATCAAAACAATTCAACCCACTTATTCTGGTTATAATCAAATGAAAATACAAGACGAACAAATACAAATAGACTTCGAAATGCTCGACATGCTAATATCTGAACTTTATGGCAAATTGCACGAATATCCGAAATCAATAGAAATCAGGTATGCACTTGATAACTTATCAAAAATCAATACTGAACTTGGTAAAATATCAAAAATGTTTCAATTTGGAGAATAACCCAAATATTGACTTGATGATAATATAATATGATAAATAATATAAAAGAAATCCCAACCACAACATAATGAGCAAAAAATGAATAACATAATGAATAATCCGAAGTACAAACCTTATCTTGACTTTCTAAATAAAGTTGGGTATGATTATGACATGTTGTATGACTTATTTCACGAAAGCGAAGATAAAGTCAGCATTGCATTCGGAATACTTACTCTTGGTGAACTAAGATCATGGCTAAAGAATGATGAAGGAATATCAAATAAAGAGAAGAAACGAATTCTTGATGAATACAAGAATATGCTAAAGTCTTGACTTGAAATGGATCGTGGCATATTGCTAACCAGATAACTTGATAACAAGTGCAACATATTCAATCTAAATCAAATAACACAAGTCACGAAGAACAAATATGCATGAGCGAAGCGAAATGCATATTTGTTATGAGTGATCTTGATGTTATGCATGAGCGAAGCGAAATGCATGATATGAATAACCAGATAACAAGTGCATATCTTCAACTTATCTATTTCACAAATATGCTGCAGGCAAGCTGCAGGCAAGCAACAAGATCACTTACTCACATATTTGTTCGCAGGCAAGCTGCTTCACAAATATGCTCGTTCGTGACTTGTGCTAAATCATTTATGTCTGATGTCTGAACCCGAGTGAAATGAACAGATAGATCTAATACTGATCATTTATACCAGGTTCAGACATCGGTGATAACAATATGCAACGATCCATTTCACTATAACAATATGCAACGATCCATTTCACTAAAAATGATAACAAATACATTCTTTATCAATAAATGTTATAACACAAATGATCAAAATGTGTTATAATATAATCTGAAAATCACTAAATAGATCTATAACCATTTAGTACAACCAACTTGTAAAAACTTGGTTTGCCAACCTCCCGTTTGTCATGTAATGTTCCTTTGAAATAGTGGCAAGTTGGTTGTACTAAATGGTTATAGACAACAAAGTCAATCTGGCAAACATTGACTTTACCACTAATCCTAACTAAAGGACAATAAATGACAAACGACAACCCATCAATACCTCTTACACGAGCTCAAAAAATATCTGCAACAAAACGAGCTTTATCACCTGAACAAAAAGCTGAAGCTGAAGCAAAACGACAAGCAAGTCGAAAGCCTAAGCAAGATCAAATCACTCAATCACAACGAATGACTATCGCAGCTCATCTTACACCTGAACTTCGTGCAAAATATGCTCTTGATAGAAATCCCGGTCTATCACAAATGATCGATGCAATCTATTCAATATTTCGCATACACTTTCTTATCAATAATGCAATACATTCTAATACTGAATACCAATCATTTATTGATGAGTTCAATTCAATTCACACAGATAATATCATATCAGTACATCCATTCTTCAAAGATCAAATCACTATTCAATATGCTGCGGCTGACATCAAAAAGAAGTATGGTAATCGAGCTTATTCTTTATGGACAAACCTCTTTATTAGGTTGTCAAAAGGTGGTCGATCAAAAAATGGCGAAATAATCATTTCAAGTTGGATGATAGACATCAATAGACAACAAGAACTTGAACACAAAATCAATAAAATATGCAAAGCAAGCGGTTCAAAAGACATTGATAATCGTCATCATGCATTCGTAGAAGCACTTATCACTATGGAAAGCAAGTCACTTGAATACACCGAACTTCAAGTTGTACAAGATCCGTATGTACCTGTTGGTATAGCTGTTGTTGGGGTACCTAAGTCTAAAAAGATAATATCTTTATGGCAAAAAAGGCAACTTCAGGCAGAAAGAAAACGACTTCGCAAGTTGTATGTCAAACCAGAAAGAAAGCTAACTTACCTTCAAACCCGCGACTTTATCAAAAGTCTCAAAGAACAAGGCATCATAAAATAACAAAAAACTATTTACATCTTGTTCAAACTGTAATATAATATAGACATACTCAATCAAACTGGAGATCAATAATGGCATACAATGATAATGAATACATGGCAAGCTCAACATTTCTGAAGCATCATTTGCCATCATGGGGTATCACACCAACTCGACTTACAAGAATGGCAAATGAAGTGTGTGCAAAACATTCAATTGAAATCAGAAATGAACTATCAAATGTTGGTAGTAAAGATAATCCAGTGTTTCGAAAAACATTTCCTGGTATGGTACTTGAAATAGCACTTGCAAAAATAATGCAAACATTCTACTATACTTATGAAGATCCTATACTTGAAGCTGAACAAGATGAATATCTTTATTTCTTTACTACAAAATATGCAAAATAACGAACCTCTTATTGAAGTACTAAAAAAGTATGAAAGAATACGAACTTCTAAAATAGAACTTATTCAATTCAAGAACTTTATTTCAAAAGATAGTTCTACAAATAACTTCTGGCAATCTTTACATGGTCTATCTTGGTGGATGGGCAAAAACGAAATTGATCCTGAAGAACTATTCGAAGCAGACATATCAGAACTATCACCTGAACTACAACAAATGATTGCCTTATTGAAGGAGCTAATATGAATACTAACTTCGACGAACAAAGAAATGAAGCACTAAAACAATATAATAGCGACTTCAGACACATACTAAATATCTACAACAATGGAAGGCCATTGATTGGGTACCCATGCCCTGCTAAATGTTGGTTCAAAATCAATCCTGATGGAACACCATACAATGACTTTACTCGTGATGTAATGGACAGTGAAGCAAAGTACTTCAATACTATAAAAGACATTCAAAAACAAGAGCAAGCATTATGACTAACAGACTAACACCAGAAGGTAGAGCAAGACTATCAGAAATCCATTCTGGCAAAAAAGTATCATCAGAAACAAGAGCAAAACAGTCTGCAGCTAAAATAGGTAAACCTCGCCCTGACATGATCGGTAAACATGATGGTCTGGTTTGCCCTCATTGCGGCTTTACATCAAACGGGTGTATCATTTACCGTTGGCATTTCGATAACTGTAAACATAATCCGGAGAATATCAAATGAAGTACTGTACTTATATGACACACTACACTGGTGACAAATTGCCTCCTTACTACATTGGAAGTACATCAATCAAGAAAGTAGAAAATGGTTATCATGGAACAGTTTCTTCAGAGAAATATAGTTCAATTTGGAAATCAGAACAGAAAGATAATCCTCACTTATTCAAAACATCAATACTAAATCGACATGCAACTCGTGAGGAAGCTTATCTTGATGAAATCAAGTGGCAAACAAAACTGAATGTAGTAAAAAGTGACTTATTTGTCAATCTGAAAGTACATGCTCCTACATTCAATAGAGCAGGTGTTATCTTATCTGATGACACTAAGACTAAATTGTCAAATGCAAATATGGGCAAATCCCATTCACCAGAAAGAAGACAAGCTCAATCCAGAGGACAAATTGGTAAAAAGAGAGGGCCACATTCTGAAGAACACAAAATGAAGATAGGTAAAAGTCGAAAGGGAAAATTGCATTCTGAAGAAGCTAAAATAAAAATGTCAATTTCTTCAAAAGGGCAAAAAGCTTGGAACAAAGGAATACCGCAAACAGAAGAGACAAAACAAAAAATATCAAAAACTCTGAAATCAAAATCAGATAACAAACTTGAATAGGAGGGTATGCATTTATTAGGATGTACAAGTGACGAGTTCGTTGGGTACAATGCGGTCACCGCCATCCTCGATAACAGAATAGGCTCCTATTCAAATCTTTACTATCACCTATTCGTTGTCTAAATCCAAAAGAATGGTGCTGGCCATTCTACCAATTGTATCACCAGCAATAATATCTTATTCAATATGTACAAATCAAAACTCGAACAAACAACTGCTCACTTACTAAAATCAAATGGCTATCCGGTCAACTATGAACCGGACAAAATATCATATTTGTTGTCTAATAACTACATACCTGATTGGAAGATAACTGATAATGTATATGTAGAAACGAAAGGTCGATGGGTTGCTACTGATCGCCGCAAGATCAAAGAAGTCATTCTTCAAAATCCCAATATCACTATCATAATGTGCTTTCAAGATCCGAATATGAAGATCACTAAAAATAGCAAAACGACATATGCAAAATGGTGTGATAAAAATAACATCAGACATTGTACCCTAAATAGTCTAATATCAACATTGAAATCATTATGAATAACATAATACCTATTGCTTTGTATGCACTGTGGCTAACATGCTCATTGCTATTGTTGTCATCACCAATTGTACCAGTCACATTATGAGTATCAACTACGAACTTTACAGAACTCGCCCTGCATCAATCAATACCGCAATCATTCGCAAGCACAAAAACATACAGACAATACTTGGTAAAATCGATGTACTAAAGAATACACTATTTGCTCTTGGTTCAAATCCGACACAAAAACAAAAAGTAGAAACAGAAATCCGTAGGTATGAAGTTCAAATACGAGAACACGAGAAAGATCTTGATGTACTTACTGAAATGCAGAAGAATATTGATCCACTGAAAGCTGATGCATTGCTGAACATATCTGCAAAGACAGAAGTGACATCAAGCTTACTAAAACTGTATGACGAAAAAATAGCTTACTTTATCGAAGTAAAACACTTTATTGAAAACTATCATAAAAAGCTTTCAAAGAAATCTTTATTCAAAGAGCAACTTGCTGACTTATTGAAGCAGACTGAAGAGAATATGTACTTACTTGTCTTCGTTCAAGATGCACTAAAACAATATGGAACTTATCCTAAAACCGAGGACATAGATGTTCAAAAAGAATATCTAAATGAACTAATCAAAGCAAAGGAGAACTATAATGGCCGGAAAATATATGAAACAATATGGAACTTATCCTAAAACCGAGGACATAGATGTTCAAAAAGAATATCTAAATGAACTAATCAAAGCAAAGGAGAACTATAATGGCCGGAAATCGCAATAGTGGCCTACACCTTCAAGGCAATAAACCACCAACTTCAGGTCGAGCACCAGGACAAAGAAATCATCGTTCAATTCTAATCGAAGACATATTGAATACTCAGAAATATGTCGATCTTATTGATAACGGTACATTTATCAGCCCAGTATCATTCTGGATCGAAATACTCCATGACACTGAACTACCATTCGAAGTACGGAATGAAGCTGCAAAACACTTGGCGAAATATCTGCACAAAGCACAACCTGTACAAACTGAAGCAACCATTGTATCAGGTGCAAATACAATCGGCTTTACAATTGAAGGTATCTAAATGACTATTGAACAAAAAGCTTCAAATGACTTACTTGCTTTACTAAAAACATATGATGAAGAAGACATTCAAGATGTCGTAATGACAATGTACTCTGAACTTGTAGAACTTATGCTCGACATGGGGCAAGATGCAACAACAATGCAAGCTTACATTGGTCAAATCGAAGAAGACTTATTCGAGAATGCTCCAGAGGAATAGTATGCAAATAGCTATCAAGGAAATGCTGGAAGACAGCGAAAACGAAAGACTTTATGTCGAGACTTTATCTGAAAACGAGCAACGAAAGTACTGGGTAGAAAAAGCAAGAAAGCACTATCATCGCAATGACAATCGTGAGGAACACGAAGAATGAACATCAAAGCAATACTAATCAATCAACTTGCAGCAATGCTATCAAGTGGCAAAATATTCGCTCGTATCAAAGGTATCGTACAATCAGTCGATGACACTGACAAAACTGGTGAGCAAAAAAGACAACTTGTACTGGACTCACTAAAAGCAACTGGCATTGAAGTAGGTGGCTTCTTATTGAACTGCTTACTTGAACTTGCAGTGACATGGCTTCGCTTACAGACGGGTAAATGAAGTACTGCACATATCTTACAATCTATTCAGGTGACAAACTACCACCTTACTACATTGGAAGTACATCAATCAAGAAATACAATGAAGGCTATTGCGGGTCAGTGACAAGCAAGAAGTACAAGTCTATTTGGAATGAAGAACTGAAATCAAATCGACATTTATTCGACACAATCATTCTTACTGAACACGAGACACGAACTGAAGCACTTGCTCAAGAGCTTGCATATCAAAAAGCAAAAGATGTAGTTCGAAATCCTGACTTTATCAATATGGCAATTGCTGCTCCTAATGGTTGCTTTGGAATGGATGTTTCTGGTGATCTAAATGTTTGGTATAATAATCCTATTTGGAAAGGAAGAAAACAAACTGAGGATCATAGAACTAAAAGGGCTTTGGCAATAACCGGTGACAAAAATGGGATGTTTGGTAAAACACATTCAGAAGAAAGTCTTCAAAAAATATCAAATGCAAGCAAAGGTACTAATAATCCTATGCATCATTCGCATGGAAGAACACCACCAGGTCTGGGAAGAAATGACGAAAAGCATCCACAGTTTGGCAAACATTGGTATCATAATCCTATAACAGGAGAAAGTGTATGCTGTTTCGAAAATGAAAAACCAAGTGGCTTTATTTTAGGAAGAAGTATGAAAAACTTTGGCAAGCACCGGGAGGTAAAATAATGGAAGCACCCGTACTAAAACTCTTACCACATCAAATCGAGTTTCTAAGCGACAAGACAACAAGGTTTCTTGCACTTATCGGGGGCTACCGATGACTTAGGTTCAGGCAAAACTTATAGCTTATGTGTAAAAGCTTTACAACTTGCACTTGCAAATCCTGAGCTCCCAGGAATAATGTGTGAACCCGTAGCAGCAATGATTGGTCGAGTACTTGTACCGACAATGAATGCTTTATTGTACGAACTAAACATTGCCTTCAATCTAAACAAGTCAGAAGGATCATACGACATCGACTTTGGTGATGGCAATCCTCGCAAAATATGGCTACTTAGTTCAGAGAACTATGGTCGTGCAGCTGGAATATCAGCAAGTTGGTTTGGTGTAGATGAATGTGACTTGATGAAGAAGAATGTAGCAACTGATGCTGTCAATATGTTGGTATCACGACTTACTCGCGGTAATCAAATGCAAGGTGTTGTCGTATCAACACCAGAAGGCTATAACTTCTGCTATGACTTCTTCGAAGAGAATGCAGGTGATGATCGCCGACTTATTCGAGCAAGTACTTATGATAATCCCTTTATTGATCCCAGCTACTTCGAGAATATGGCAAAAACCCATACTGCTCAACAACTCGAAGCATATCTAAAAGGGTACTTTATCAATCTTACGACTGGTCAGGTGTATCATGCCTTCGATCGACACCTAAATCATACTGACAAAACAATCAATGATGTACCGACAAATGTACCATTGCATTTAGGTATCGACTTCAATGTCAATGTAATGGCAACTACGGTCAATATCATTGATAACTCTGACAGGGTGTTTCAAATCAATGAACTAAGTGGCAGCAAGAATACTGAAAGCCTAATCAAAACAATCAAGCAACTTTATCCAGGAAGGCCTATCATTGTCTATCCTGATGCTACTGGCAATTCTGATAAATCATCAGCTTCGATCAGTGACATAGCAATGCTTCGTAATGCTGGCTTCGATGTAAAAGTCAAATCAGTCAATCCTCGCATAAAAGATCGTATCAATGCAGTCAATGCGAAGTTATGTAATGCAAGAGGCGAAAGAACATTCTTT